GGCGCCAGGAGCTTTTCCTCTATGAAGGGGAAAAGCAGAAAGGTTTGTGCGGTATATAAGTGATCCCGCTCCAGGAACAGATGGAAAAGCTATAGCCGTGTAACTAGTGTAACGTTTGAGAAGATACCGTAAGCTAGTGATAGGATCACCATGATGAACCATTGGAGCTTTATCCACGCGCGATATATACCTCCCAAAAACGGCGTTAGGAGGTAATCGCTTAGCCAAATGCTCTTCTAATTCCATGTTTCCACTCTGAGGGAACAAAGAATAATTGTCAATTGCGTCGATTGGATCGTAAGCCTCAAAATCGGGACCTGCCGAGACGAACATCAACACGTCCACAACTGTGGTAGTAGCGTTAGAACAAGTCAACTCATTTACAACCGACAAAGCAACATGTCCATTACTATCCAATGGATTAAAAACCACAGGACCAGAGCCGTAGATAGTAGCAACACCATCTAAACCTGGACGCAAAGGACGCAAGTAGGGTACGTGCGACATATATCCAACATCAATTATTGCTTCATGAGATTCAGCCAAATCCCATATGTAAGTGTATGCCGTGTTGTACTCTATAGGCGTTGCAGCACTAGCAGCAATACCATTAGGATCAAATGTTATGCGTAACCTACCTTTGTGAAAAGCGGAAGCTACAGCAACAAAACGAAAGCGGAGAGACCCCCTCCATTGTCTAAAAGCTTGTAAAGAATAAGCCAATGGAGTCATCGCTATTTGTTGGGCGCCCCCAGTTCCAGGTCCGTTCGCCCAAAAAGTCGGATTAACATTCGTATAAAAAATGTTAAAATCTGGTATTACTGTGGAATTCCAAGCGAACTTGGTTACGTATGATTCTCGCTCGAATATTGATGACATCAACATCTCGTCTTTCCGGGCTAAACCAACAACACTTGGGTCGACCGTAACTTCCTGTTTGTCATCCAACGTAGACTTGTAGATTGGATCATGTTGAACAGCGCTAGCAAAGTTGGGACCAATGCGAGGCACCATATAAGACATGTCAGAAATAATAATCGGTTTGGAAAATCCAAGCGCAATAGCTATCTTCGAACCCATATGTAATATAGTTTGAGAAGCCAAAGCATAAGGTCTTATAGCAACAATGTTTGCTAATATTCCAGCAACGTCCGACAAAACTGCTAATGGTTTGGAAACAATGCCTTTGCCATACTCATCACCAGATTGAGGAACTAAACCAGTCAAGTTAGTGCTAGTTGGTGCACCAAAAACAATATTTTCTGCCCAACACATAGCAGTAATAGTAATTCCCTCCTGAGAAGTACTCATACTTCGTAATGGAGATAATTCGGTAACTGCTATAAAACCAGTGGTCAAATGTTCATTCAATGCCGTACTAAACGCATTATAGTGGTGAACATAAGGAAGTCTCAAGCACCCTCCTTCACATGAAGTAGGATTTAGAAAAACGTGAGGTGGTTGAGACAATATAACAGATGAAGGCACTATATTATTAAGTGTCAAAGGCGTCAAAAAATTGTCATTAGAACTATTTGAAACAGCAGTGGCCATCCACCTACCGTAATGCATTGGAGTACCATTCACCATGAAACGAAAACATAAATCGCATTTCAAGTTTCTGTAATTGTTTATCCTGTTCATAACACGCTTATTGTTAAAAAATGCTGTAGGCAAAATAAACAATGGTGCCGTAGGCGCAGGTCCTGCAACAATAACATTTTGTGAAAACACCTTGATGGGTCTAGACAAAAACTTAGAAATTGATACCTCGTTTGTGTCAACATTATAATGAGTGTTGTCCATGTCTTGATCATAAGAAGCTTCCTCATGTTTAAAATCATCTATAAAAGATGTTAAAACTTGAGTCGTGCTGGACATTTGATCCTCCACAATTCCAGACTGCGGAAACAAATTAACAGAACGAAATTGTGGTCGGTCAGGTTTGTTATCGTCGCGAGAAGGAGGGACTACAACCGGTGGACCGGCTGGCTTATTTTTGAGTTTCTCAGCTATGGAAATAGCTTCAAAATACCAATCACTAGTTGGAAAAGGTAACGAATAGTCACCTTTTTCAAAATAACCATAATATACATCACGTTTAAGTGATACATTCTCCATAGCTTCAATGATAACAGTGCCATCAGAATAACGGAAAGAATCAGGAACGGCGAGACCTTTATAATATCCCCCTTCTGGTAAAACACCCGAATGTGGTGTCAAAGGTGAAAGATCGCTGTCATGATCACGGCTGTCATTAGGAAAATCAGCAAAATATTGACTACTAGGAGTGCATAGGCCACACGAAATTGTGTCCCAATATTGAATCGCAGATCCAACACATGCAATTCCATTAAATTGCGGATTTCTGTGGTGTGCATAACAAACATTAGAGGGTAATTCGCGGATCCTCCGCTCAGACTCTGTAATGCGTGATATGCTCGGGCTATCCGGCCCTTCCAGTGGGGTTAAACTGGCTGTATACCCCATGTTTTCGTACAATCTTGACTTCGTGCTTGTACTTGCACCTTGATTTGTTTTTGTAAAACTACGTACAATCTGGGGGACGTTTTAACCTCCCAGAAGGTTGAGCACTAAAGATCTTCTCCCACACAAGCCTATTACACTTCCGATCACAAGTGTAATGGTAACCAATATGTGGTTCATGTTTATCATTGTCGTTCAGCCATGCTTCAACTCTGTCGTCAAATGATAAATGGTTCGTCCTCACGAAACGGTGGAATTTTCTGGTTTCCACGAACCGATTTACACGATCTCGAAAATTATCATATTTTTCACGACCATGGGCAAAGTACTCGAGCAAAGCTCCGTCCAGCAAATTTCCGAACAATTCATTCTCGGACATGTGCTTAACGGGTATTCCACAAGTTAATGACTTGTAAATGCTAGACTCGCTGAGCGCTCCTAGTCTACGATCCAGTTCAGGAATGTAAATGGTTTGTCGCTTAAGAAAATCAACTTCATAAACGTTATAAAACACATCGTGATCACCTTCCTTAGTGGGCGGTGTATATAAAATCCCATATTTTTCGAGATATGAAGCTTTAATCTGCGCATTATACCAAGTGCAAGAACTAGAAACCGTGCCTATATCATCGTCACCATATGTCATCATATTAACACATTTCCTAAAAGGAGGAGGAATTCCCCCATGTGATTCATAATAAGCGCATCTAGAATTAAGACTATTGGCGGTACTGTTAACATATGATGTTAAATTTTGTCCACTTGGATTACCACGTGACATCATAATAATGGCTCCATAATATTGAACACAAAACAAAGATAAATCAGCAACCATGGACTCCATGATTTTAAGATTTTCTGCGGTGTATCCAATAGAACGAGCAAGTTCGATGTAAATGCGGTAAGACGCTTGAATAACATTCAGAAATTCTTTCTGATCGTATCCTTTATAATCTCCTGCAACACACCTGTTGTCACCATGATGAGAAACAAAATCCATGAACTCCTCCCATTCAAAACCATGGCTATTAATACCAATGGCACACTCAGAAAGTAAAGGAAGTTCGGATAACAGTCGAACAATAGGTAGCCAGTATTTTCTAATTAACAACTTGAATACCGTACCATTGCCGAAGAAAACTCTAACTTTGTCCTTACCTAATTTAACAGGCTCATCCTTCAAATGTGCAACGAACACATGATAACAGCGTTGTCCTTGCAAATATTTTTCTTCTGATTGCCTCACAAAATCCCATACCATAGGATTGATAAAATCGCGACTGCCGTCCACACCGACTAAATAATCAGACGTTTTGCCTTTAAGCGGGTATCCTGCTGCAGTTGAGACTTTTAAAGCATCTAAGAATCTCACACCAGGAACGCCGTTGACATTTTCAATATTTGTTAATGGTTGGACAATGCGTGTTTTACCAAAACCCAACGCACTCAATTTCTGTTTTATTGGGATGAGGTAATCAATCATAGCCCAATTCAAAACATGCGTTGCAGGTCCATGGCTAACAGTTGCAAATTCGGCCAAATTCTTTGAAAAATGGTACCAACTAGGTGGACCGTCCATATTTGGTTTACCATGTTGAACAGCCAAATTATTTTCCTCTAAGAATTCCAAACCCAACTTACGATACTCGACTTTAGTGCGATATTTATGCGTACCACCATTGGAGCCAAAAATGTGAATATTGGATTCAGTAGGTAAAAAGTTCACAGGATGCTTGGGGGCAATACTATCATCAATAGTTTGATCTGCAGCATTCGAAAAATGAGTAGAAAACTGTGTGTCGATTTTTCCTTCTGCGGGAATATCGATGGCCGAAACGCAAGAACGTTTCAGTTGAACCAAACATTGGTCTAGTTGAGAGCGCGTAATAACACCACTACAACCTCGCTTATAACCAGTTACACCACCAAGGTGGAAACCAGTTATAAATGACGGTTTCGTGTCTGCTATCCAAACACCAGTGCACATCCCATTAAATGTCTTAATATTTTCCATATCATATAAATGACCTTGGAAAACAGCGCCTTGTGGACCTGTGTCCTGTTCACCATAGTTAAGATACGCAGTGTCAACGATCAAATTGGCGTGTTGATCTCTGCATACAAAAGTTCCTGGTACAGAACGCAACATAGACTGGTCTGGAAAGTAGTCCAGAACTTCGCGTCTGGGCATACTGTTAGACATGTAATATAAGCACAAATCAGTACCAGGAATATGGCACCATGCAGTTGAAGAATAAAAAATGTTCTGCGTGTGATTGTTACATAAATTGCCTTCCTGAAATTGAGGCTGAGAAATTATCTTAATAACCTCATCCCCTTCTTCTTCTACTAACTTAAGAAAATGGTGAGGAACAAGGAAGAAATTTTGCTTAATGAAAAAACCATTTACAAACTTACTTCCTGCAACAACGATCACAACATTAGATTTGCATTTACTAACTAAATCAGTGGGCACGTGTGTGTTAGGAAAACCGGGCAATACAGTAATGTTTGGTTTAATCCAAACATTCTTTTTACAACTATTGGCATCAAGCTGTTCCATGCTCAAAGGCGCTAAGTTTCCTTGTGGGAGAACACGCGTTTTGAGAGTTTGCCAAAAATGTTTAGCAATCAAACACACGATTAAGCTCATAGACACAACTGCACTAACAATATACTTGCCATCGCTTGTGCACCAGGAATAATAATTAGTATACACCTCATTATATCTGCGGGCTCGTAATGATGTCAAAATGACAGCGGAAAAGGCCATACCTGCAGATAACAAATGTCCAAAAGGGTTAAACAACAAACCCGCGCCAAGAACGGCATTTGACCAATCAGTGAAAGCAGATACCGTAGGGCCCATGCTTGATATAATAGATCGTGAATCTATGATCCTAGTCCACTTATGAAATTGATCTCGTATAACTTGTATATTGACACTGTGAGGGTCAATTTGCTTATGCGGATACTCCTTTGCCATCTTATTGCTAAGAAACTCAGGCACAGACTTCATTTGTTTAACAACATTTACTTGTTCTTCAGAATGCTGTTTAGACATCTTAGTAATTATATCTAAAGCCGTAACAATATCAACAGGAATTGCATTACCGTCTTTATCTGGGTAAATAGGAACTTTAACTATAGTGGCTCGACCTCCTATGGAATCAGAATTTCCGGACCTAACGGTCCACATCCTAATATCCCATATGTCTGGCATAAGAATCTCTTCTTCTGTTGCTTTATGTTCGCGCAAAAGATCTTGATATGCCATAACTTTGTGTTTATCCAACATAAAATTCTCTGGTTGTATCGTAGGGTCAATTGCAAATTTCTCCTTAACCTGTAAATTTATCCAAACGTTAAACCGCCTTAAAATAGAAACGGGTTCGTTGGAATAAACTTGAGCATTAAGACCGTCAACATTTGTAGTAACAATAACAGCCTTAGGACACAATGGAATCTTACCCTTAGAAGAAAGATCAGCCATAACTGGGTAAGCCGGAACGTTATTGATATACTCAATAATTTTCTCTAGGGGGGATTTTTGAGTGAAATCAGTTTTCGTGTTACACATATCATCTAAAATGATGGCTTCTGTTCCATACGAATAATTTGAAAAAAACTCATCATTTGGATTTGTAACCTTGCGCATTTCTGCCCTAGGGTCACCACCTTGTGCAATAATGCTAACAGTAGATACCATACTAGTAAAAGTGGATTTTCCTACTGAAGAACCACCATGTATTAAAACGCCAAATGGCGCTTTACGCAGTTCTCCACATAGCATTAAACGTGTGAGAGTTTGTAACATTACGTCTATTTCCTGCCACTTACGCTGAACAATAACTGCCTCGTGAGTGTTGACACGGGATAAGGATGCGTAAACATCCTTATAATAAACTATCAACTCAGCAGCTTTTGCGCGAAACTCTACATCATCTGCAAAAGGAGTTACTTCCCAGGCCATATCTTGTATAGATGCCCAGGATGAAACTATAGAAACATGAAGATTTGCCATGTCATAAGCCATAGTGTCGTCAAACAATAAAGGTTTGAAAGATCTATGCTTAAAACATAAATAACCTACACGAGTAAAATATTGAGCCATCTCACCTGCCAAATCAAACATATCGTTTAATGTGGGTTTAGTTCTCTCCAAAGATTTTAAAAAGCCGTCTCGAAATAACTTAACACCACAAATAGAGAATTGCAAAGCCGTAGATTTACAGCTAGCAAAAGAAATGAGCATTGTGAACAAACGTAAAACAAGTTCACATGCTGGTGATTTCTGCAACACTTTATAAGTGCTGAAAGATGTGTTGAACATAGAAATAAATTCACTAAAAACTCCAGTTTCGGCTTGAATTTCAATATTTCCATTGACATATTCAGAAAATAAACTGTTAATGTACGGTGATAATAGTTGGAATCCTAAAGCACGTAATGAATTATACGTTATGGCTGTAAACTGAATAAATGATGTGCTTTCACGCACCGAAATTACATAACAAGACCAAACGTCAATATTGCTATAGTTTGGTGTTAGCAACTGATATGTTGCAACAATATTGTTTCTGCAATTTTCAAGTACTTCGGCACCAAAATATCGCGATATCATAATGCGTTCAAAATAATACCGATTGCGATAAATATCTAATACTTCGTTGGATAGAACCAAACGGAAAACAAAAGCAGGTACAACCTCAAGAAACAAGGCTGAAATAAACCTAGAAAAGAAGGAATAACCAGAAAAAAAACGAAGCCATAATGTAAACCATCTACGTGTAGTTTCAACAGGTTGAAATACTTCACGGACTGTGTTCACATAATGGAAAATATTACCGATATGAGGAGTCATAGCTTTCTTATAAGACATATTCTTGCCTTTAGATGATCTAGATTTGTCATACGCGTTCTTTTTGTTTCTTTTATCAACAATACTCTTGCCCATAATACGGAAATTTTTCTTTGAAATACCATACTTGGTGTCAATCATAAAGTGATCAAAACTTTGAGAATTTGTGGTTTCATTGAGAGTTGAAACTGACTCATAAGATTCAAGAGAATCTTCTTGGCACATTTTAAGATTTATTACGGGGGGGCTCGCTGAGCTTCGCAAAAACTTAATTATCATAAAATAGGTTTCGAAAAGGTTATATGAACGTGAACCTTTGTCTTTACACTAAATTAATTATATCAAAATAGAGCCATATAATATCTCTACATATTGTAAATCGCATCGCTATCGATCTTATGCTATTGCTGCGTAGACAAATTCAATACAAATGTAAAAATTCTACTAAAAATTTTTTATATTTAACGATTCTTTAAATTGGTTCCCAAAATTCAATATCTTAAATCCAGTTAAAGGCTGTGCTAAACCATAAAACGTACATTAAGACGTAAAAACAAGTGTACATCAATATAAAAACTTTATTTCAAAAACTTATACTTAACTAAAAATTAATAAATAATTTCTTCATGTTGGGAGTGGGTTTTCAGTTGCGGTTAAGCTAACTGTCAAAGAAATGTTGTTTAGACTGCTCTAAAGAGCGTCGAGTCAAAGAGATGTGTTATAAATTGTATTAAAATACAAGTCAACTATCGTTAATACTGCCGAAAGGCGTCGTAAATTGGTAGCTAAAGTCCTATAAATTAATTAATCCACATAGGAAAACCAAGTAACATGATGTGATTACTCTACTGCGAGTTCACATGAAAACATGACATCATTTGTTCATGTTGACATAAGGTCTATACGACCTAAAATCCTTACTTAAATTAAACAAATGAAATTAATCAAAAACCATGTATAT